CGAGGAGTGCGAGGATGGCTGCTGCGAGTACGCGCACATGCATGTGGAGCCGCGCAACGCGCAAGCAAAAGGCCGTCCTCTGATGCCGGCTCACCACAACGCCATGGCCACCGCGCTGCGCAAGCGGCTCGGAAAGCTGGACTGGGACAAGGTGCGCGCAATCCGTGCGAGCGACGAGCCGAACAAGGTGCTGGCCGCGCGCTACGACGTGTCTTCATCGCTGATCGGCCAAGTCCGGCGGCATGAGATTTGGGTGGAGCAAGGCGGCCTGTTCACTGGACTGCTCAAGGAGGCGGCTTGACATGCGCGACCTGCACCCACTGGAGCCCGAAGAAGGCCGGAGCGATGGCAAAGCACCGGCTGGCCCCGTGCGCCCTGGGCAAGCCCTGGACGTACTACGGACCGGAGCACCAGTGCCCCAAGCACAAACCGGCTGCCGAGGATGTGACCGCTGCCCGAATCGTGTGGCTGCGGCGATCAAGCAAGTAACGACGAAAGGATGGGGACTATGAAAGCAGTTCTGTGGGTTGTCGAAGTGAGAGACCACGCAGGCCACGAATGGCGGCCTTCGTCCGGCTCCAGCGCCAAAACGCGAGTCCAGGCAAGAGCGCGGCAAGACGACTTGCGGCGCATGTGGCGCTTCACCCGCATCGTCCGCTACGTGAGGGAAGAAACATGAGTGGGGCCGAATACACAGGCGGTAGCGTGACCTATTACCAAGTCAGCATTGCCAACCCCACTACCCCGCGGGCTCCCTACATCGCGGAGTGCAACGACATCATCGAAGCACTCGACATGAACTATGCCGAGGGCAACGCCTTCAAGGCCATCTGGCGCCGGGCAGCTGCGCGGACACTGGGCAAGGCCAAGAAGGGCTACACGGATGGCCTATACGACGCCGAGAAGGTCGAGTTCTTCGGCCACAGGCTGGTCCTGCAAGAAACGGCTGCACAACTCCGCGACCTTGATGACCAGTGCAGCGCCGGGAAGGGGGAGAAGTAATGCGTGCGATGCTGCTCAAGACTCCCCAGGGCCTGCGCGGCGCCACGCCAGCCGACCACGAGGCATGGTCCAAGTTCCGCCGCCGCCTCGAAACCATGAAGCCCGGCAAGTGGCTGCGCATCGAGGCCACCAGCCCGCGCAACGGGGCGCACCATCGCAAGATGTTCGCGTTGCTGCAGTTGGTAGCCGAGAACAGCGAGACCTACAACACCGTCGAAAAAGCTCTGGTGGCCGTGAAGCTGGTTGTCGGGCACTTCGAGCCCGCAGTTCACCCGCAGACGGGCGAACTGATCCAGGTGCCGAAGTCCATCAGCTACGAGTCGATGGATCAGGATGCCTTTGAAGCGTTCTACTCTGCCGCTTTGGATGGCGTGCTGCAGCACATCCTCCCGACGATGGACCGGGAGACTGCGGACCATCTGATGGAAGTGATCTGCGAGGGATGGATGTGAGCAAACTTTCGCAACTCAAATCCAAAGTGGGCTACCAGAATCATGTGCCCCGCTGCTCGACCTGCAAGCACTTCAAGCAAAAAAGCGAACGGCGCGGACTTGGCGCGGTGTTTTGGGTCAAGCACTGTGATATGCACGGGTTTGTCGTGAAGACGCATGCCTGCTGTGATTCGTGGGAGTCGCCAGCCGGGGAGGTTGTCGCATGACGTGGTGGCAGTTCTTCTTTCTGTTCGCGGCGATCTACCTGGCGCCGCGAACGAGCGATTGGGCGGCGCTCAGCATAGCGTTCGTGATGACAGTGATGGGGCTTTTCGCGTTATGGAAGGGGGATTGATGGCCTTCCGTCGCACCCGCTGCGCCCACTGCAAGGCGAAGTTCCAGCCCGAGCGCCCCAGCCAGATCGTGCACGTCGAATGCGTTGAGGCATGGACTGAGGCCCAGGCCGCCAAGCGCGAGAGAGCCGAGGCCAAGGCCGCCCGAGCTGCTGCGAAGGTGGAGAGGGCAGAGACACGCCGGCGCAAAGAAGCGATCAAGACGATCCCCGACTACATCAAGGAGGCCCAAGTTGCATTCAACGCCTACATCCGCGCCCGCGACGCGCACCAGCCATGCATTTGTTGTGGACGGCCACTTGGTGATGGTGACGTTGGAGGCGCCTTTGACTGTGGGCATTACCGCTCAACCGGGAGCGCTGCACATCTGCGTTTCGACGAACGCAACGCGCACGCCCAACGCAAGGCCTGCAATCGTTGGGGTGCAGGAAGGGCGGTGGACTACCGCATCGGCCTTGTGGCCCGCATTGGGCTGGAGGCTGTGGAGGCGCTGGAATCGGACAACACCCCCCGCAAGTGGACGCGAGAAGAGCTAATCGCCATCCGCGACACCTATAAGGCCAAGCTCAAGGAGATGAAGGGATGCTGACCCGCGAAGAACAGGATTCGATCATGCAAAAGGTCAAGGCCTTCGTCCGGCTGCATCTCATGACAAAGCGCAGGCTGGAGCACTCCGAGATCAGCCCGCGCCAGGCCAAAGAGCGGCTGGGGCAGGGCGAAGACGACCTCCGGGATTTTCTGAAAGAAGTGGGCTGAGGCCGAAAGGGAGAACATGCTGAACGATGACCGCCGCACCATTGACGAGGCCTACACCACGGCCATGAGTTCCACCGACCTCCGCTGTGATACGCGCGATGGCGCGCCACGTGGGGATGCTGACGTGCTGATCGCGGCGGGATGGAGCAAGTCCCGCCTGGGCGGCGCGCTGCTACGCCTACACACAGAATGGGATGGAGCCGAACACGCGCGGGTGGCTAGGGCCGCGGACTTCCAGCAGGACGCGCAGGCACGAGGCCCGGGCCAGCATGAACCACAGACGCCAGCCCAGGTGAAGGCCGCGGCGGAGCAACTGGCGCGCCGTGCCAACGAGCAGCAGGCCAAGCTGCTGATGGCCCACCTCAAGACCCTGCCCGCCGTCCGCGAGCAGCTGGCGCTGGAGTTGGTTAAGTGGGAGGTGGAGGATGCCGAGGCAGTGGCTTTCGCGGTGCTCCGCTGGTGGCTGTCGCCTACCTGCCATGCTTGTCATGGGCGCAAGTTCGAGGTGATACCCGACACCGGGCGGCTCTCCAGCAAGCAATGCAAGCCTTGCGGCGCGACGGGGAAAACTCGTATCCCGCACGGCGAAGCAGGGCGGAAGTTGGCGAACTACATGGACGATTGCGTGCAGATTGCACGCGCGTCTATTTCGAGGCGACTGCGGGCAGAAGGGTCCAGCCCTTCCAGCTCTTGGCGCGTCCGCCCTTGATGTTGAGGATGCCAGCTGTAGCGTTGCACCACTCGCCGCCTGTCCCACGCTTTCCTCCGGTGCGTTTCCATTGCACATCGGCGAGGGCAAACAGAGCCACGTTCCCCCGCACGAATTCATAAAGATTGCGGATCTGATGTCGCTCGCCATTTGGCGCCACTAGTACCCAATCCACCGCGTGTATGTTGGCTGTGCCACGCCCTGCGTTGGGGGTCGTCATTGCCGCTGCCGTGGCGGCAGGCTGAGTCCGCGCTGACTGAGCCCTGCGCTCTGGCCTGCGATTGATCTCAGCAACATCTGGGCGGATCCACCGCGGCGAACTCATCGGCTTGCCATACTGGGTGCGGCGCTTAGCCACGGTGTGAACCGAAGCGCCAACTTGCAGCGCCAGGACTGTATTGGATTTATCCCAATCCAGGGCAGCCCAATCAGTCAGCTTGCGCATCGAGAGCCGCCTGCGCCTTGCTCTGGTCGAGCATGGACACCGCCCCGGCGCGCATCATCACCAGGTTGCCCGTGGCCTTGTTACGCGCCAGGGCGCCAATCTCATCGCCGCGCTGGACGGTGCCCAGCATGTCCCAGCCCGGCAGCGCTGCGTGCTGGTAGAGCCGCCAGGGGCCGCCCGGCGTGACCGTAAGCCGCACCCTGTTGCTCACCACACGCTCTCCCGGGTGTCCACGTCGTAGTAGTCGCCATCGATCCAGGCCACTTCGAGAAAGCCCTCGATATCGCCGCGCTCCAGCAGGGCCACCTTGTCGTTGATGGTAGCGTCGGCGGTGATGTACTCGGGCTCGACGCCGGCCAGTTTCGCCGCGGCAAGGCTGTGGTGGCCATCGAGCACCACGCGCACGACAGCGTCTGCAACCTCGAAAACAGGGGAAACCAGAACCTCGAAATCACGGGCGGCCAGCTTGGCGGCGACGATCTCGTCGTCAATATGGTGCTGGCTGGTGATGGTTTGCATGTTGTTCTCTTTGCCCCTCATCCCGGGAGGCGCCGGTGGCAATCAATCTCGATCACCATGAATGCAATTATGTTTTGTTAGGGCTCTAACGTCAAGTGTTTTTTGCTGCCCGATTCATTTTCTTTTGCGCATCAAGCAGGGCGGCGCTGATAACGCCAGTCTCCGTTGGGCCGTACCCCGCCGCGAGTAATTCAGCCAGTGCCTGGGCTGCGTCGGGCTGGAGCATGCCGCGAGGGATTGCGCGCCCGCCAGCAGCCTTAAGACGTTCGCGAGACGCGGCCACTCGGGCAGATAGTGATGTTGCCATTGACGGATGGTAGCGCGCTAACGGAAAGGCTTGCAACTTCTTCTGTTTCTGTGATAATGCATCCGTCGATTGCACTGCCTGCTGAGGCAGTCGCCCGCGAATCTCTGTTGAATGTCACCACGCAACAGCCTGGCAACGCCTGTAGCGACGTGGGAAGACCTAGATAGGAGAACTCGCCCTGAATTTTTGAAGCCCGCACGGTTTGCCCTGCGGGCTTTTTCATTTCCGCCGCGTGCCCGAGAGGCCGAAGGGTGACTAGAGCAAAAGGTCTGCGCGGCGCCTAGAGCCAATGCGCTTGACTTCCTGGGTTCGAATCCCAGCGCGGCAACCATTCCGCCACCACCAGGGCGCATCCACCACGCCTCAAACCGCCAGGGACGCCATGCCCTCGGTGGTGGCAACCTATTGGAGATCGCGATGACGCAGAAGGTGATGCGGTTCAACCCCTACACAGGCCAGCCGCGTGATCCTCGGGACATCGCGAGCGACCCAGAGGGTTTGCTGATGGTGGCGCCTGGAAAAACAGACATGCTTGCAGCCGTAGTGCACGGCTGCGCCGTTGTCCCCAATGCAGACAAGGACCAGGCCACGCGCCAGAAGGTGGAGATCCTCTTCAACGGCGTGCGCCGTCTGGTCTTCGTGAACGGGCGCCAAGTGCGGCAGGTTCTGAGCATCGAGACGCCGCGCTCCGTGGACGAGATGGCCGGGATTGTCGAGCTCAAGTTCATCGCTTCCGAGATCGTGGAGCGGGAGATCAGCCGAGAGCAGTTCGATGCGCTCATGAAGAGCTGAACATGGGCCAGCGCCCCATCTTCACTCCAGTAGCCAGCACTGGCCCACGCCCGAGAGGTTTGAAGGCGTGGACTCTCCTGCCCTGAGCTGTCGGGGTCAAGACTGGCGCACAGAGAACGGCCCGCCTCTCCCATGTGGGAGTCCGAAGAGGCGCTTAACTCAACCAAGGAATACCATGAGCACCTTTGCAAAGCGGCATGAGCTGACCGCTGGTATAGCTGTGGCGGCAGTGTTCGGTGGCTTCGCAGCAATCATCCTGACGCTGGTGTGGGGAGCCTTCTGGTCGGGCCTTGCCGCATCGGTGCTGTGGGGTTGGTTTGCGGTCCCCATCTTCGGCCTGCCCGCCATCGGTGTAGCGCAGGCCTACGGCATTGCTCTGGTACTGCAGAGCTTCCGGGGCATGATGCCGCCCGAAGATGCCAAGACGGGCAGATCGGTCGGTGAGGCATTTGTGCGCGGCATCACACTGCCGCCGCTGACGTGCGGCGTGTTCCTGTTGTGTGGTTGGGTGGCAAAGGCCTGGGCATGACCATCAAGCAAGACCTCACGCGCGAAGCCGAACAACTCGGCCGCACTGTGCGCCGGGCGCTGTCCGACTTCGCCAAGGAGACGGGTATGCAGGCGCACATGGACATTGAGTGGATCGCCGGCCAGTATTCCGGCGAATCGACCACGACAAACATGGTTGCTCGGGTCGTCGTGAACGTTGCAGGGCTGTCAGTCGAGGCGTGACCATGGCATCCATCAGAAGCATCCGGAAGATGCATCAGGCACAAATGGCATGCGCCATTGAGGCGCGCAAGTTCAATGCCATGGTTCGTGGGCTGGCGATGGGCGTTGTCGAGCGGGCTATCGAGCGAGCCCAAGAGCGGGTTGTGAGGGCCATCACCAGGTCGTATGTTGAATTCGCAGGGCTCCTGAATGGAGTCGAGAGCGCTCCAGACGGGAACTTGAGCGGGCCAATCTTCGGCGATGGCTCAGGGGTGGCGCTGCTGGAGATCAGCGAACAGTGGGGCTCAACAGGTTGGGGTCGAAGGGGCGATTGATGAGGCTATTCTTGCGCCGCCTTGTTCAGGTTGTGCAGGTAGTACGAGAACTCGCCTCTGGCGTTAATCAGCGCGCCAACCCAGTTTGACGTCTTTGGGTTGGAGTTGGTTTTGGGCTTGAGGGCAATAGATGCCCGCCGGATCGCTTGGTCATAAAAGCAGCTTTCGGCCCTGGACATGGTGTTCCATCGCTTTACTGAATCGGCGGCTTCGGCCTTGATTTCCTGTTTCAGGCTTGTGTAGAGGGCCCGTGCCCGTTCAAGGCCGTCCGGGGTTAGCTGCGCCCCATCTTTGATTGCGTCAAGGACCTGTACGCATCTGCCCTCGTATCCGAGCATCTTTGCCCTGATAGCACGCAGTTCTTCAATGTCGAATTCTTCGGTCATCAAATCAGTGTAAGGGGTCTGCCATGGCACAACCGGCGGCGAAGGCCAAGCCGGCAGCCCGCCGTGGCAGGCCAAGCAAATTTCGAGACGAGTTCCCCGAGCAGGCGCGCAAGCTGTGCCTGTTGGGGTTCTCTGATGAGAAGATCGCGGCCTTTTTCGGGGTTAGTCTCTGGGAATTGGCATATTGGGCGTGGTGGAGTGAAGAGTTCTTCGTCGCTATTACGCCTGCCGATGAAGACCGGCGCCAGTGGGAGCGAAAGTGCGCGCGGCGGCGGGATTTGAGATCTGCAGCAAAGCGTAGCCGAATGGCTACGAGTAAGCACGAGCGCCTTGCGAACACCATTCGGGCCAGAATGTGGGCCGCCTTGAAGGGTAAGACTGGTGGGTTATCGCTTCGGCGTCTCGGCTACTCCGTGGAGGCGCTCCGAGCGCATTTGCAAGCCCGGTTTCTACCGGGAATGTCATGGCAGAACTACGGCCGGTGGCACGTTGATCACATTCGGCCTTGCGCATCGTTTGACCTGACTGATCCGGGTGAGTTCGCCGAGTGTTGGGCGCTATCCAACTTGCAGCCCCTTTGGGCGCTAGACAACATTCGCAAGGGGGCGACGTATGCCGGCGCCTAAAGGAAACAAGAATGCCGCCGGGAACAAGGGCGGCGGCCGTCCGTCGAAGTTCCTTCCGGAATACGCGGAATGGGCAGAGAAGTTCGCGAAACTGGGGGCAAAGGACGCAGACCTAGCGGAAGCTCTCGGCGTATCAGAGCGAACGATCAATCAATGGAAGATTGACCACGTTGAGTTTTCTGCGTCCCTTAAACGCGGCAAGCAGTACGCTGATGCCGTGATTGCGGATAGCTTGTTCCAGCGGGCCAAGGGATACAGCCACAAGGCCGTGAAGATCATGGTGGTGGACAAGGTAGTGGTGCATGAGGAATATACCGAGCACTACCCGCCTGACCCGACAAGCATGATCTTCTGGTTGAAGAACCGTAGGCCCGATTTGTGGCGAGACAAGCCAGACCCGGACAGCAGCGATGCGCCGGTCCTGCCTGTCAAGGTCGTGGTGCAGGTGGAAGATGCAGCTAAGCCCGAAGCTGAATAAACCGCAAGCGCGTTTTCTTGCCCTGCCGCACAAGTACCGCGCCTTCGTTGCTGGTTTTGGAAGCGGTAAGACTTGGGTGGGGAGTTCTGCCCTGTGCCGGCACGTCTGGGAATGGCCCAAGGTCACCAGCGGATACTTCGCGCCGACCTACGGCCAAATCCGCGACATCTTCTATCCGACCATTGAAGAGGTCGCAGAGCACTGGGGGCTGACGACAGACATCCATGAGTCGAACAAGGAGGTGCACCTCTACGGCTCCGGGCAATACAGGGGAACCATCCTCTGCCGCTCGATGGAAAAGCCCGGCGACATCGTGGGCTTCAAGATCGGCAAGGCGCTGATTGATGAGTTGGACGTGATGAAGGCGCAGAAGGCGGCGACAGCCTGGCGCAAGATCATCGCTCGCATGCGCTTCAAGGTCGATGGGTTGGCGAATGGCATAGACGTAACGACAACGCCTGAGGGCTTCAAGTTCGTCTATCAGCAGTTCGTGAAGGAGCTGAGGGATAAGCCTGCACTCTCTGCCTTGTACGGCATGGTGCAAGCCAGCACCTATGAGAACGCCAAGAACTTGCCGGATGACTACATCCCCAGCTTGTTGGCGAGCTATCCACCGCAACTGATCTCCGCGTACCTGCGCGGCCAGTTCGTGAACTTGGCGAGCGGGAACGTGTACCCGGACTTCGACCGGCGCTTGAACCACACCCAGGAGACGATCCGGGAGAAGGAGGCGGTGCACATCGGCCTCGACTTCAACGTGCTGAACATGACGGCCGAGGTCAACGTGATGCGCGATGGATTGCCTCTCACGCTTGCCGAGCACTGCAAAGTGCGGGACACGCCCGCTATGGCAAAGCTGCTGCGAGAGACGTACCTTGACAATGGCCACCCGGTGGTCGTCTACCCCGACGCCAGCGGCGGCAACACGAGCAGCAAAGACGCGAGCGAGTCGGACCTGAGCATCCTCAAGAGTGCAGGGTTGCAGATCGTCGTGAACCCTGCGAACCCGGCCGTGAAAGACCGGGTGAACGCAGTCAACGCCATGATCCTTAACGCTGAGGGTGAGCGGCGCTGGAAGATCAACACGGATGCCTGCCCGGTGCTGACCGAAGCACTGGAGCAGCAGGCATGGGCGCCAAGCGGAGAGCCCGACAAGACAACTGGGCACGACCATCCGCCCGATGCACAGGGCTACTTCCTCGTGAAGCGGTTCCCTATCGTGAAGCGTATCGCCACTGTCCAACCCCTTCGCATGTAGCCAATGACAGCAGTAAACGAGCAATCCACCGCGGTAAAGGAGATGGCGGCCAACTGGCCCATCATCGATGCGCTGATGGGTGGAACTGCGGCCATGCGCAGGGCGGGTAGATCGTTCTTGCCCCAGTGGCCGAACGAAGAGGATGCGAGCTACAACCAGCGCTTGGCGACGGCAACGCTATTCCCTGCGTTCTCTCGCACCGTGGGCGTGATGGCTGGCAAGCCTTTCAGCAAGCAGGTCACGCTGGGCGAGAACACGCCCGAGCGGATCGTTGAACTGTGCCAGGACATTGACGGCGAAGGCCGGAGCCTTCACGTCTTCGCGGCCGACCTGATGCAGGAGGCCGTGTCGTTCGGCTTCGGCGGCATTCTGGTGGACTTCACCCGTACCGAGGGGCAGGCCCGCACGCAGGCGGACGAGAAGGCCATGGGCGCTCGCCCGTACTGGGTGCACATCAAGCACGGGCAGATTCTGGGCTGGCGCACAGGCAAGGTGGCAGGCGTCACCGCATTGACGCAATTGCGGCTTGCTGAAACGGCCGAGGTTGACGACGGCGAGTTCGGCACCAAGGCCGTGAACCGCGTCCGTGTGCTGACGCCCGGAGCATGGGAACTGTACGAAGAAACGACGGGCGGTTACCAGCGGATCGACGGTGGGACAACCACGCTGCAGGTGATCCCGTTCGTCCCGGTCTACGGCCGGCGCGCAGCCTACATGATGGGCAAGCCGCCGTTGATCGACCTGGCGCACCTGAACGTCAAGCACTGGCAGAGCCAGAGCGATCAGGACACCATCCTGCACGTCGCGCGCGTTCCGATCCTGGCGACCATAGGAGCAGACGAGGCCACGATCACCGTTGGCGCATCGGCTGCCGTGAAGCTGCCCCAGGGCGCGGAGATGATGTACGTCGAGCACACCGGCGCGGCCATCGATGCCGGAGCAAAGTCGCTGGAGGCCCTGGAAGCGCAGATGATCCAGACTGGAGCAGAGCTGCTGGTCGCGCAACCCGGTGAACGGTCTGCCACCGAGGCAGAAATCGACGCCGAGGCGAACAAGTCGGAACTGCAGCGGATCGTGGAGACCTTCGAGGATTCCATCGACCAGGCGCTGCAGTTCACTGCGGATTGGCTGAACCTGCCCGAAGGCGGCAGCGCGTCGCTGTTCAAGGACTTCGCCGCATCCAGCCTGAGCGAGGCCACCGCCGCACTGCTGCTGCAGCTCCAGCAAGGCGGCGTCATCACGAAGCGCACGCTGATCCGCGAGCAGCAGCGTCGGGGCATCATCGCGCCGGACGTTGTGCCCGAGGACGAGTTGGAAGCCGTGAAGGAGGAAGGTCCCAGCCTGGGCAGCATCGGGGATGAGTGATGGAGAGCGTCAACGACCTCCTGCGCGATGAGGCCATCCGCCATCAGGTGGCACTACAAGGCCTGAGCAACAACGTCGTTGCCAGGATCATCGCCACGCTCAACCGCTCCGACAAGCGCATCCTTGCCGAGCTGGCCGAGAAGCTGGCGAGTATGGACGCCACGACGTTTTCCATGGAGCGCCTGGAATCGCTGCTGACCTCCATCAGGTCCATGAGCGTGCAGGCCTATGCGGAGATCGAGCGCGAACTCACCAAGGAGCTGCGCACTTTCGTCGCCTACGAGACGAGCTACCAGGCGCAGGTTCTCGCGACGCACGTCCCTGTGGGCGTTCATGTGGCGGGCGTAGCGCCTGATGCTGTCTATGCCGCAGCAATGTCTCGCCCGTTCCAGGGTGTGCTGCTGCGCGAGGTGTGGAAGGAACTGGACGCCAATAAGATGCGCAAAGTCCGCCAGGCCATCGCATCGGGATTCGTGGAAGGCAAGACGACAGACCAGATCATCCGAGAGCTGCGCGGGACCAAGGCGCGGGGCTACGCAGATGGCCTGCTGGAGGCGAGCCGCAGGGATGCGGAGGCGGTGACCCGCACCGCACTGGGCCACATGGCTCGGTTTGCGCAGGACAAGACAGTCGAGGCGAACACGGACCTGATCAAGGCGCTAGTGTGGTCATCGACCATTGACCTCAGAACAAGCCCGCCCTGTCGGGCTCGTGATGGGAAACAATACACGACGGCGCACAAGCCCATCGGGCACGCACTACCGTGGCTGGGTGGCCCAGGGGCGTTGCACTGGCGGTGCCGCAGCCATGCGACCTACGTGCTTCGCTCGCATGCAGAGCTAGGGATAGATGTTCCAGAGGTTGTTGTTATTGGCAGGACTCGTGCAAGCATGGACGGCCAACTGCCAGCCGAGACAACCTACGCGGATTGGCTCAAAAAGCAATCCGCTGCCCGCCAGGATGAAGTGCTCGGGCCTACCCGGGCAAAGCTCATGCGAGACGGGAACCTGCCGCTGGAGCGGATGTACTCGCAGAACGGGCGCTACCTGACGCTGGATCAGCTGCGAGACCAGGACGCGGCGGCTTTCAAACGGGCAGGGTTGTAGGCAGAATGGCGGCATGACCGTCAATGAACTGATCGCATTGCTATCGAGGCTGAGCGCAGAAGAGCGCGAGCTGCATGTGTATGCGGGTTGCAATTCGCAGGGCGATCCGGAGCCGGTAAATAAGCCGCAGATTCAGGCTGACGAAACGCCTCAATACGATGGGCGTGGAGACCAGATGGCTGGCAAGTGGATCACGCTTTGATCCCTGACCTCCGCATAGTCCCTCCCGCTGAACCAGACGCCAAGCAGGCGGTGATCGAACGCGTCAAGCGCATGCCGCGCCCGCCAGGCACCATCCAGTGCCCCAAGTGCGGTAGCCGCTCCATCATGACGGTTGTCAACGGCTCATGGATTGACGGCCAGGGCAAGTACCACCGAGGCACGGTTTGCGATGACAGGGTGTGCTACGACTGCCATCGCAAAGGTATTTGGACACCGATGATGCCAAGCCCGCCGAAGCTGGCGAAGGAACCCAAGCCGAGGCGCACGAAGCCGAAGGCTGTGAAGTAACCGATTCAGGTCGCACGACCAACCCAACAACCCGCCCCGAGCAATCGCGGCGGGTTTTTCATTGCCTGAACCCGGATGGGGGAGGGCGCTTCGGGCCGGATGGCCTACCCGTACTGAGGGCGGATGCCCAAGGAAACAGCAACCATGCCATTCAAATTCGACGCCAACGGCGCCATCGTTCTGCAAGAAGTCAACGGCCAAAAGCTCCCCGTATTCGTGGGTGCTGATGGCAAGGAGGCTCCTTTCGACGGCGACGCCACCGTCTCCACCATATCCCGCCTGAACGGCGAGGCCATGGGCCATCGTCAACGTGCCGAGAAAGCTGAGGCTGCCGTCAAGGCATTCGAAGGCATCACGGATCCCGCTGCGGCGATCAAGGCCCTGAACACCGTCAAAAACCTGGACGACAAAAAGCTGGTTGACGCCGGAGAAGTCGAGCGGGTGAAGGACGAGGCCATCAAGTCCGTGAAGGCCCAGTACGAGCCCATCGTGCAGGAGCGTGACACGCTCAAGGCCGACCTTTTCAACGAGAAGATCGGTGGGGCGTTCGCACGGTCGAAGTTTATTGCCGACAAGGTGGCCATGCCGGCCGACTTTGTGCAGGCGGCCTTCGGCAAGCACTTCACGGTGGAGGGCGGCAAGATCGTCGCGAAGGATGCGAACGGACAGCAAATGTTCAGCCGCACTCGTCACGGTGAGCCTGCCGACTTCGAGGAATCGCTGGAAATTCTGGTGGACAGCCACCCGCAGAAGGCATCGATCCTCAAGGGGTCGGGGGCATCTGGTGGTGGCGCAGGAAGCAGCAATGGCGCTGGCGGGCAGAAAACCATGGCTCGCGCTCAGTTCGAAGCGCTCGACCCCGCCGCACGCGCTACGGCGATAAAGGCGGGAACGACCGTCACGGACTGAAAGCCACCTCTTCCAACTATGGGCCGCAATGAGCGGCCTTTTTCATTTCTGAAAGGCCAATCATGGCAAACACCCTGACCTCCCTCATCCCCACGCTCTACAACGCGCTGGACGTGGTTTCCCGCGAACTGGTGGGCTTCATCCCTGCCGTGACTTCCGACATGACCTACACCCGCGCCGCCGTGGGCCAGACGGTCATGTCGCCTGTCGTGCCCGCGGCGACTGCATCGGACATCACGCCTGCCGTGACGCCCCCGAATGACGGAGACCAGACCATTGGCAATGTGCCCATGACCATCACCAAGGCTCGCCGCGTGCCGGTGCGCTGGAATGGTGAGGAAAAGCTGGGCCTGGACAACAACGGCGCCAGCTACAACGCTATCCTGTCCAACCAATTCCAGCAGGGCATGCGGACGCTGGTCAACGAAGTGGAATCCGATCTGGCTTCGCTGCACATCAACGCCTCCCGCGCCTACGGCACGCCCGGCACTGCTCCGTTCGGCACTGCCGCCGACTTGAGCGATTCGGCCGGTGCGCTGCGCATCCTCGAAGAAAACGGGGCGCAGGGCCTGGACTTCCAGCTCGTGCTGGGCACCGCGGCTATGGCGAACCTGCGCGGTAAGCAGTCCGTGCTGTTCAAGGTGAACGAGTCCGGTCGCGAAGACATGCTGCGCAACGGCATTACCGACCGCCTGCAAAACCTCGCGCTGCGCCAGTCGGCCCAGGTCAAGAGCTTCACTGCTGGCACCGGTGCATCGGCCACCACGAACGCGGCGGGCTATGCCGTGGGCGCCACCACCATCACCCTGGCTTCGGCCGGTACGGGCACGATCCTGGCTGGCGACGTGATCAGCTTCGCGGGCGACCCGAACAAGTACGTGGTGGTGACCGGTGATGCCGATGTGTCCAACGGTGGTTCGATCACGATTCAGGCTCCCGGCCTGATGAAAGCGATCCCAGCCGCCGCGACGAACATCACCGTGTCTGCTGCCAGCGCGCGCAACATGTTCTTTGCCCGCTCGGCCATCGCCTTGGCAACCCGCGCCCCAGCGCTGCCTGCTCAGGGCGACTCGGCGGTGGACCGCATGGTCATCACCGACCCCCTCACGGGCCTGTCCTTCGAGGTCTCGATGTACGCCCAGTATCGCCAGATGCAATACGAAATCGCACTGGCCTGGGGCTGCGCCGCCATCAAGAAGGAACACATCGGCCTGCTGTTGGGCTGATGTTTCGCCGGGGCTTCGGCCCCGGCATGCCTTGAAAGGACTGACATGGAAACGATCAAAGTGAAGCCTTGGGGCGAAGGCCAGGGCGAATACGTGCTGGTGAACAAGGAAGACTTCGACCCGGCAATTCATGTGTTGCTGGATTCGGCAGACGGCAAGCTCCCCGAGGCCCAGCAGCGCGCTATCCTGATCGCCGAGCTGCAGGCCAAGGGCGTTGAGTTCGATGAATCCTGGCCCACGGACGAACTGCGGGCGCTGAGTATCACCAAGCCCGAAGTTCTGGTCGAAGCCAAGAAGCGCGGCCGCCCCGCGAAGGCCTGAATATGGCCCTGATCGTCGCCCCCGCAGAAGGCTACGACAGCCTGGTGAGCTTGGCGGATGCCAATGCGTACTGCGCCGACATGGGGCACGCTGGCTGGACTGACGCGGACGAGGCGAGGGAAGCGGCCCTTCGCCGCGCCACGCAGTACCTGCTGACGCGCTACAGCATCCTGCCCGAGTACCTGGATCCCGTGCACAAGAACGTCAAGGCCGCGTGCTGCGAGGCCGCCTTGCGTGCGCTGTCGGGGGCACTAAGTGCCGATGTATCCGCCGCGGTGGTGACTGAGAAGACCGTGGGACCGATCACCGTCGCGTACGACACGAACGTGCGGAATGGCGGGCAGACCCGCTTCGCCATCCTCGATGACCTGCTTCGCGGCCTGACCGATGGCATGGCGGGCATGGTGCGACTTGTGAGGGCGTGAGATGAATCGACACCAGCATCCGACCAATAACGCTGTTCTCGGTGCGCCCAAAGGGTGGGATCAGAACGAACTGCCGTGCGGCGCACTGCCCATCACCCGGACTGAGTGCGATGGCGTGCCCGCCGTGGTCAGCTATTGGATGCCGACCGCTGAGGAACTGGCTTCCTTGAATGCCGGGAAGCCTCTGGCGTTGTGGGTGGTGGGCAACACCATGCCACCTGTGGCATTGACGGTGGACGCGTGAGCAAGCCGCCCAAAGTCACGTTCCGCAAGCCTGAGCCGCTGCAGGACTGGTACTGTGACCGCGAAGGCCATCACTACTCCGTAGCCCGCCTTGTGGATGACTCCAAGGATCTGCCGGTGTTCGAGGTGCCCGTGGCTGCGCTGGTTGTTGGCGATGTGATTTGGCAGGGCGCGACGATTCTGGACCTCGCTGTCCATGTTCGAAAGTGCATGGACGCAGACCTGACCTGCCCTATCTTGCTGGACTGGAATGGCGACATCGCTGATGGCCGGCACCGCCTGATTAAGGCCCTGGCCAAGGGCAGGCGTACGCTGAAGGCGCGGCGCATCACCTGGAAGCCGGAGCCTGACAGAAAGGCGGAATCGGCATGACCTTCTACGCCGACATGGCCGCTACGGTCGAAGAGATCCTGCGCGAGTTTGGCGCCCCTGGCCAGGTCACGCGCACTGAGCAGGGCGGCGAGTACGACCCTGAGACCGGCGACTACGTGACCACTACGGTGACGCAGGACGTGACTGCAGTAGTGTTCCCTGTGGATCAGAAACTGGTGGATGGGACCACTGTGCTGGCGACTGACGAGCAGGCCTACCTGTCCGCCGTGGGACTGACCATCCCCGAGCCCACGCAAAGGCTCGCCTGGGCGGGCAAGACCTACACCATCATGCGTGTGGAGAACCTCGCCCCGGCCGGTACTTCGGTGCTGGTGACAATGATCGTCCGGAGGTGAGCATGGGCTTTGCCGAGAACCTCAACAAGCTCTGCGAGCGCGCTGGCGACAAGGCCGCCCTGGTGGTGCGCCGCGCCGCGCTGGAGCTGCAAAGCGGGATGATCGAGAAGAGCCCCGTCGATACCGGCCGTTTCAAGGGCAACTGGGCCTGCGGGATCGGGGGCATCAACACCGATACCAGTCAGCCGCCAGACAAAAGCGGGCAGGGCGCATTGGGGCGCACCGCTGTGGCTTTGGAGGGGTGGCGGCCAGGGCAAACGATTTGGCTTACGCAAAGCCTCCCGTATGCCCGCCGCCTTGAAAACGGCTGGTCACAGCAAGCGCCCTCCGGGATGGTTCGTCTTACTGTTCAAGCCTACAGCGACGCCGTGAGAAAGGCCGTGGAGAGCATCAAGTGAGCATCGCCCTCATCCAAACCGCGCTGGAAAAGCGCCTGTTGTCCATGGCGCCCGCCATCGCTACTGCAGTGGAGAACAAGGCATTCGGCCCAGTGGATGGCGTGCCGTACCAGCGTCTGCACCACCTGCTCAACACGCCGTTGGACATGGACCTGGAGCGCAGCATGGTCCAGGAGCGCGGCATCTTCCAGGTCTCGCTGTTCTATCCGCTGGACGCCGGCCGGGTGCCTGCGATGACCCGGGCGCAGGCCATCCGCGACCACTTCAAGCCCGTGCTGTACCTGACCGAAGGCACTGTGCGGGTGGAGATCAACGACACGCCCAAGATCGGCGGCGGGATGCCTGATGGCAACCGTTGGCATGTTCCCGTGTCAGTCCCCTGGATCGCGTTCATCGCGACCTAACCGGCGCAAGACCGGCCCCGCAAACCGCCCTTGAGGCGGTTTTTTCGTTTCTGAACCATGAAAGAGCATGTATGCAAGAAATCACTGAACTGGTATCGCTTAACGATGGGAAGCCGATGACTTCCAGTCGCAAGATGGCGCGGCGCTTCAACAAGCGTCACGACAACATCCTGCAGTTGTATCAATCGCGAATCGTGGGGCGCCACTCTCAAGATTTCATCGCCCTGAATTTTCAGGTGGTTGAATATCTCGACGCCAAGGGCGAGCCTCGGCCCGAAATCCTGATGACCAAGAACGGATTTATCGCCATGGCGACCAAGTTGCGCGGCGCCGAGGAATGGCAAGAGCGCTTCATTGCCGCTTTCGACAGCTTGACAGAACAGCTTGAGCGCATGGCCTTCACCTTGTGGAACCGACGCCTCGCGCTGGAAACCCGCGATGCGACATCGGCGGCCAAAGCTTCCATTGGGTCTCATCTGATGCTGGACCGGAAGAAAGATTTGCCTGGCATCAGGGCTGAGCGCGCATCCCTTGCCGCGGAGATGCAGCCGGGCCTTCCTCTCCACTGATTACCACACCGCTCTTTCGTGGTTGCCACCTCCGGGTGGCTTTTTTATTTCCCGCCCGTAAGGGCAATTCATGCCCGATGAGGGCGCAACCAACCGCTGAAAGGCGGTTTTTTTTCGTCCGAAAGAAAGGCACCACTATGGCCAGAACGCCGAATGGCACGGTTCACTCCGTCGCTACCGTCCTCGCAACCGCGAAGACCATCTCCGCAATCACCAACGCCGCCGAGGCATCGTGCTCCAGCACTGCTCACGGCTACAGCGTCGGCGACATCCTGCTGATCTACAGCGGTTGGGGCCGGCTGAACTTCCGCGCGGCTCGCGTGAAGAGCCAGACCACGGACGCCTTTGTGCTGGAGGGCATCGACACCAGCAACACAGAACTGTTCACCCCTGGCGGTGGCGTTGGCTCGGCGCGCAAAGTCTCCACCTGGGTGGACCTCGACCGCACCATGAACCACTCCAGCTCTGGCGGTGACGCCAAGACTGTGAACGTGAAGTTCATCGAATCGGACGTGGAAATCGTGCTGAACGATGGTTTCAACGCTGTTCAGCGCACGTTCGACATGGACGCCGACATGATCGGCACGCCTGCCTATACGGCTCTGAAAACGCTGTCTGACACCAACGCCGACACGGTGGTGCGCCGCCGCGCCAAGACCGGCGCCGTGTCGCTGATTCCAG